ACACTTAGTTTTGATTGGTAAAGATCTAGCCTTCTTGTAAGATTTCTTTCTTCCCTTTATAGCCTTGAAACGAAGTCTGTCAGATAATGCCTCTTCAAATAAACCTCTGATCTCATTTTTGTCATACCAATCCCATCTTTCAGACATTCTTTGAAACCAGTTTACGTCACCACAAATTTTTCTCCATCTTTCTGCCCAAACCTTTTCAGCTTTAAGTTCCTCTGGAGTTTTGTAGTCAAAACCTCTTTGAGCCTCTTTCTCAGTAGTAAGGTGAAGTATCTTAGAAACTCTCCATTCTTCACAATACTTCTTGGCTTTCTCATTAGCTTCTTTGAAGTCAGTAGATAGATTAACAAGGTGATGAGTTCTAAACTCATCCCTTGGAATAGGTCTGCCAATTTGGTCTTTACCCCAAACTGTTTCAACCCAATTGACGTACAAACAAAATACTTTGTACTCTGAACCTAACCCTACATAGAGTGATGACAATCTATCACAACTAGTAACGAAATCTTTTGCATATCTTAAATTATTCATGATTACACTCCCAAGTAAGTTAAGTTGCTAAACCAATAGAACCTGATCATATTTTTAAGTCGGCCTCTGTAAATGTAAGTTTCAGCATGACCATAATTTTCTCT